ATCAGAGCATTAGCTTGTTGAAATTGCATTGCCTCTAAGTTCTGCTGACCTTGTGCCTCAGCCATTTGAAGATCCATACCAGCGCCTGCTTCAGCCATTAAAGCTTGCCCGCCAAAACCTGCTTGCGCCATGTCTAGACCAGTCTGACCTTGTGCTTGAGCCATTTGCAGTTGATTACCCTGCTGTGCTGCAGCCATTTGTAGTGATGCTAAATCACCCGCTTGCGCCATTTGTAGTTGAGTCTGCGCCATAGTTACCCTTTGGCTCATACTAAACATTGCTGGGTCACTTACAGGTACTACGTCGATTCTATCATCAAAATCATCTACTTTAACTTGAGAGTTTGCGTTAGGAACTTGATACGGATATTCGTTGGGTAAATAATTTTTTATAACTTCAGCTAAAATACGAAGTTCTTGACGCTGAGCGTAATGAAGACGTTTATGGATCGCAGATAAAATCTTTGTACCTTGCTCTAATAGGGCTACTGTTGTGCCTACAGGGTTCGCTTGACTACCTTCACCTACATTTAAGTCAGTTACGGAAGCAAAACGTCTACCGCTTTCTATAAGGACACCTAGCATCTGTAAAAGCGTTGCTGATGGCTCTTTATACGGTAAAGGCATAATTGCCTCTCGTATAGACGATCCTGGAGCATCTACGTCTCTAAATTCTCCTGGCTGTAGTGGCAAATCTTCATCGCGAACACGTAATCCTCTTGCTTTAAACCCAGCAGGAAGGTTAGCTAATGTCCCTGCGTCAATAAGCTGACGTAAGATCGAAGTTGCTGATTTAGTTAAGCCTCCAATCATATGAATAAGGCCAAAACCATAAAAACCCAATCCTGGCATAAACTTATAATGAGTAAAGTATCTAATTTTCCTCTTTTTAGCGTCATCTTTTTTATAATTACGCCGTATAGACAAAATTTCATTACTATCTTCATGGATTGTAACAATATACGGACAAGCTATACCTGTTTCTTCTCCGTCATCGTCTAAATGTTCAAATCCTGCAAGATCAAGGTCAACGTGCATTTCTAAAAGGGTAATACTGTCTTCGTTTTGAATAGTTCTTCGAAACCCTGTCAACTCCGCTACTTTTTCTTTAGCTTCGTTCTCGCTTAGAGAAGAACTATCGTCTTGAAGTTCTGTTTCTTTATAAAAACCATCAAATTGTAATTTAAGAACGTCATTAGAGTTCATAGTTACAGAATGTGTGATACGAGGACAAGTATCTAAGTTGGATTCGGTATACGAAACGACTAAATCGTCAGGCATAACAAATTTACTGACGGGTCGATTGAACGTAGGGTCGAAATAGGTCTTTTTAAACGTAGAACCTGAAAGAGGTAGATAGAACAGCATCTGATCTAGTTCTGGATCGTATTCTTCCATTACATCTAAGACCATGAAGTTCATATAATTACGAACACGCTCGGCTTGTTCTTCAACTTCTCGGGTATGCTCGCCTATAATACGAGTTTGGACTGGTCCTCCTGGAGGGATTAGTTCTTTGTACGCTTGCGCTTGGAACTGGGTCGCAGCTTCCGCCAATAACGGATGGGTAACGCCAGAAGCCCCTCTAAACGGTTCATCTCGATCTTCCGTCTTAACGCCCAAAAGGTCCAAACCGTTTGTATATGTATCCAACCAATCTTGACGCGA